GATGAAGGTCACGGGGCTGCGTGAATTGGACGCGGCGCTGATGACCATGAAGCAGTCAACAGCGCGGGGCGTGGTTCGCCGGGCGCTGTTGACGGCGGCGCAACCGATAGCCGACGACATGGCCAAGCGGGCGCCCTCGCCGGGCAAGTACGGCACGGGATACCTGGGCGAACACATCGACACCGGCATCCGGCTTTCCCGTCGCCAACGCAGCGTAAGCCGCAAGGAAAGCGACGTGGAGGTCTACGCCGGGGCGACGCGGGTAGATCAGGCGGTGTTTCAGGAGTTCGGGACCATCAACCACGCGGCGCAACCGTTTGCCCGTCCCGCTTGGGATGCCGGGAAAATGGACGCGCTTGACACGGTGAAGACCGAACTGGCGGCTGAGATTGAGAAGACGGCGGCGCGGGCTGCGAAGCGGGCGACTAGGAAGGGCTGACGATGGAAGAGGCCCTCATTGCCTACCTGCTGGCCCATTCGCCGCTAGCGGCTCTTGTGGGCACCCGCATTCGGCCCGTCATCGCCAAGCAAGGCGAGCGGTTCCCGTGCGTTGTGGTGACGACGGTTTCGCACTTGGCGGAATACGCTACGCAAGGGCCGGTGAGCCTGGCTGACAGCCGAGTTCAGGTTGACTGCTACGCCGAGACCTTCGCCGCTTCCAAGGCCGTGGCGCGGGCTGCGAAGGCCCGTCTTAGCGGCCAGCGGTTTACGTCTGGCGGCGTTGAGTTTCAACAGTGCGCGGTCATCGCCGAGCGCAGTTCGTATCAGGACGGTGCGGAGGTCAAACTCCACCGTACCTCTATCGACTTTCGGGTCTGGCATACCCAGCCCTGACGCCTAAACCGCCCTTCGGCAAGGCGCTGCCCGTCGCGAGACGCGCACTCCCTTAGATGGAACCAGCCCCATGGCCACCTCCGCTGGCGTCGGCAACGGCGCGACCCTTCTCCTTGACGACGCCTCCGGCACCCCGACTGCGGTCGGTGAGGTTCTCAGCGTTTCTCCCATCGCGGTGAGCGGTGGGACCGTCGATGCAACCCACCTTGGATCGGGTGGCTGGCGCGACTTCATTTCCACGATTCGCGACGGCGGCGAGGCCAGCGTGACGGTCAACTGGATCGTCGGCGGGACCACTGACGTTCTGGTTCGCACCGCAGCCGGCGACGGCATCACCCGCACGTTCAAGGTCACGGCGCCGAACACGAAGTTTATCCAGTCCGAGTGCATCGTGACCAGCTACGAGCCCGCCGAAATCACGGCGGACGGCAAGCTGGAAATGACCTTTGCGGTCAAGTTCACCGGCTCGCCGACCTACGGGTGATAGATGGCTAACCCCGTGAAAGGCGAAGTTGCGTTCGAGGTTGAGGGCCGGCCTTACAGGCTGGTTCTCGACTTCAACGCGCTGTGTGAGGTCGAGGAGGTTCTTGGCGCCGGGGGCATGGACCTTGCCCGGCCCAAGGCAATCCGGGCCATCTTTTGGGCGTCGATGCTTCGATATCACCCGGACGCTACGGTGCAGGATGCGGGCGACCTGATCGGCGCCCTTGGTCTGGAAGAGGCCGGGCGCGTGGTCGCTGAAGCCATGAACCGCAGCGGCCTTGCGGGAGGCGACGGCGAGGCCCCCGCAAACCCTCCGAAGGCGAGCCGCGCGGCTTCGATTTCGAGGAAGCGTTAGGGCTCTGGATTGAGCTTGGCGGGGATGCGGATGCCTTTTGGCGTCAGACCCCGCAACGCTATCGGCACTGGGTTGAAAGCCGCCTTAAGTTCGTCTTGGCGGATCGCCGACACCGTGAGCTGATGACCTACGCGGGCGAGGTTCTAGCCCGTAGCGGCAAGCGTATGCCGTCGTTTGAAAAGTTCTTTGGGACCGACCCGCTGAAAAAGCGCCCGAAGAAGCAGACCCCTGACGAGATACTAGCGGCGCTTGGCGCCATCGTCGGGCCACCCCCGGAGGCGACATGAGCAGCAGCGTTATTGGCGCGCTCCGGGTAGTGCTTGGTGTAGATTCTGCATCGTTTGAGAAGGGCCTCGACGGCGCGCAGCGCACGCTCAACCGCTTCAACCGCGACATGCAAAAGCTGTCGGCCAAGTTTACCGGCATCGGCCAGACGCTCACGCTGGGGCTGACGGTTCCGATTGCGGCTTTTGGCGTGGCGTCTGTTCAAGCGGCGCAACAGTCGGCGGATGCCTTTGCCCAGGTTGAAGCGGCGCTTAAGTCGATGGGTGGCGCGAGCGGCAAGACGGCGGCAGAGCTTCAGGTCGCCGCCAAGGCGCTGCAAGACATCAGCGCCATTGACGATGACGACATTCTGCGCAAGGTCACGGCGAACCTATTGACGTTCGGCAAGGTCGTCGGGCCGACGTTTGATCGCGCGCAAATGGCGATTGTTGACCTGTCCACCCGCATGGGAATGGACCTTCAGGCGGCGACGATCCTTGTTGGCAAAGCTCTGCAAAACCCTATTCGCGGCGTCAACGCGCTGCGCCGTCAAGGTGTCGAGCTAGACGAAGCGCAGGTGTCGCTCGTCAAGTCCATGATGGATGTGGGCAACACGGCGGGCGCGCAAGCTGTCATCCTTGCCGAGCTAGAACGCCAGTACGGCGGCGCGGCCAAGGCGGCGGCGGATGCCAACCCCTACGCCAAGTTGCGACAGGCGTTCGACGACGTGTCGGAGGCCATCGGCGAGCGGCTGATACCGATAATCACGCCAATCGTGCAGAAGCTGACGGCGCTTATGCAAGGCTTTGTTGGCCTGTCGCCGGCCATGCAGACCTTTGTCATCATCACCGGCGCCATTGCGGCGGCTATCGGCCCGGTTCTAATTGGCGTCGGGCTGCTGATCTCCGCCGTTGGCACCATAGCCGGGCTTCTCGCCGGGCCTGCCGTCGCGGCGCTGGTGGCGTTCCTGGCGCCGTTCGCCCCGGTCATTCTTGCGGTCGGCGCGCTGGTCGCGGTGTTCGTCCTGTTCCGCAAACAGATCATGCCGGTTCTTGAGGAGTGGGGCGCGACCGTCGCTGAAGTCCTTGGACCCAAGATCGCCCCCCTGATTGAGGCGGCCAAGTCGCTGTTTGTCTCGCTTGGCGCGGCGCTGGTTAGTCTGTTCTGCAAGGGCGGTTCGCTTGAAGGCCCGATGCAGTTTTTCCTTGATGTTGCAACGCGCGTTTTCAATGGCGTGGTGTCTATCGTCGGGACGCAGATCGAAGTCCTAACCGACATCCTGAACGCGCTAGCGGCCCTGTTCCGTGGCGATTTCTCGGCCATGTTTGGCTACCTGAAAGACGCCGCCGTGACGATGGCCACGGGCATTGTGCGCGCCTTTGCCGCCATGTTCCCCGACGTCGTGTCGTGGGTCCAGAAGACCTGGCAGGGCGTCAAGACGTGGCTGGTCGACAAGTTCACCGACGTCGTTAAGGCGGTGCAACAGAAGATCGCCGCCGTCACCGGGTTCTTCAAGGATATGTGGGATGCGGTGGTGGGGCATTCCTATGTCCCCGACATGGTGGACGGGATCGCCGCTCACTTCTCCCGCCTCGATAAAGAGATGGTTAAGCCCGCTCTGGATGCCACGGCGAAGGTCGAGGCGGCGTTCGGCAAGATGCAGGATCACGTCGGCATCACCCTGCCCGGCATCGGCGGCAAGCAAAACCCGCGCGGCCCTAACGCGCCGGTCAACGACAACGGCCACGGCGGCGCTTCGCCTGATGTGAGCATCTTCGGCGGCAAGGTCATGTCAACCGAACGCGTCGAGGAGCTTCGCGCTCAGTTCGTCTCGTTCGGCCAAAGCTTCACCGATGCTGTCCGCGCCGGTCGGCTGAAAGATTTCTTTGCCGACGTGGCTAATCAGTTTGTCGATAAGCTGATTAACCAGGGCATCAACAACCTGTTCAACGCGGTTGGCAGCAGTTCATCTGGCGGCGGCTGGATTAGCGCAATCGCTAGCATCTTTACCGGCGGCAGTGGGTCAACGCCGGGCTTTGCCACGGGCGGTTCTTTCACGGTCGGCGGCTCGGGCGCAATGGATAGCAAGCTGGTGCAGTTCCGCGCCACGCCCGGCGAAATGGTCAACATCACCAAGGGCGAGCGCGGCCAACGTCAAGGCGCGACCAACGTCTTTGACATGCGCGGCGCTGTGGTCACGCAAGACCTGCTCAACCAGATGAACCAGATTGCGGCAAACGGCGACGCGCAGGTTCTCGGCGCCGTCGCGCGTGAGAAACAGCGCGGCGACAAGGCCAGTCGCTACACGGTGGCGAGGGCGCGGCGATGAGCGTCACGCTTCCAACTAGCCCGCCGCCCCGATCCATCACGCCTCGGCTGGTCACGGTTCGGGCTGACCTTCGCCCGGCTTTTGGCGGGGCTACGCAGCGGATCGCGCGGGCGGGATCCCATTGGGCGTTTGACGTCGAGATGCCGCCCATGTCCCACGCTCAGGCGCTGGATTGGGTCAACATTCTGGACGAAACCGACACCTGCATCCTTCGACTTCCTGAGCCGGGCATCACCATCGGATCTCCGGGAACGCCGCTGGTCAACGGTGCGACGCAAACCGGTACGTCGCTGATTACCGATGCCTGGACGGCGAGCTACGCCATCCCCAAGGGCAAATTTATCGGCGTGTCGGTGTCGGGGCTTCAGTACCTCTACCAGACCACGACGGCGGTCACGGCGAGCGGGGCGGGGGCGGCGACGCTAGCCCTTCGTCCGATGCTTCGCGCGTCACCGGCTGACAACGCCGCGCTGATTATCAACCCCGCCACGGTCGAGGGGTTCGTGAGCCTTCCCGACGGCGCCATGAACATCAGCGTTAACCGGCTGATCGAGGGTCTGACCTTTACGATTGAGGAGCGGCGATAGTGGACGCCACACTCAAAACCGAGTTTCAGGCGGCGGGCCTCACGACCTTCACCGCCGTCTCTATCGCGCTATCCGGTGGGACTATTTACCTCGTGTCGGGCGGGGCTGACATCACCATCGCCGCGCAACTCTACAGCGCCTACAACACGACCTATGGCGCCCTCGGTGAAGTGGACATCATCAACGACGGGATCGACGGCCAGACCACGCGGGCGACTATCACGCTGCACCCGCCGTCGTCGGCGGCAATCGCGACACTCGCGGCGACGGCAGAGCAAGACGCACGGGTGTTCGTCTACCAAGGCGCGGTCAACACCGCGACCGGCGCCAGCATCGGCACGGTCGAAACCCTGTTCCGGGGCGAACTGGATTATCCGTCGCTGTTTGTCGGCGAGGCCGGTTACGCGCTGACCCTGGAATGTGGGACCGAAGAGGCCCGGCTTCTGGAGCGCAACGAAGAGCGCAAGCTGGTCAACACGTTTCATCAGGCGTGCTTCTCCGGCGAGCTGGGGCTGGAGAAGGTGACGGCGCTGGTCCGCAAGGTTTACTGGCGAGCGACCGCGCCTACCACAGTCGTCGCCACAAGCCGTCCGCGTGGCCCCGGTGGGCGGTCCTGATGACGCCTCCTATTGTTGTCCGCAGCGAGGCCGCGCAAGCCTGCATTGACCGGTTCAGCGGCAAGGCGATGGCCTGGGGCAAGGTCGATTGCGCCAAGATCGCGGCGCATAACCTGCGACATCTTGGCATCGCAACCTCGCTCATGAAGGGCGCGGTCTATTCGTCCGAGATGGGCGCGGCCAAGGAGTTGCGGGCGCGGGGCTTTAACGGCCTTGGCGATGCGATGGACGCAATCGATCGGGTGTTTCGCATCCCGCCTGCGATGGCCACGACGGGCGATGTGATCGGGCTGGCGTGCGAGGGCTCGCTTTGGGACATGGCGCTGGTCGTGTCGGTGGGTAACGGGCGCGTGCTGGGGATTAAAGACGGGCTTTGCGCTGTCATGCAGCCCGACCTGAACTACGCGGTCGCGGCGTGGAGGTGTAACCCATGCCGCAGATAGTTGCAGCCGCCGCAACCCTGATCGCTGCTGGTGTTTCGACTGGTCAAGTGGTTGCAACCGTGGCCACTTTGGCGGCTATTGAGGCTGCCAAAATAGCGGTTAGCGTAGCAATTTCTGCGATTTTGACGGGCGTTACAAAGCCCGACGTTGCTGCTGCGGAGGGCCGACCTACCGAATGGGCGGCAGACCCTAACGCGGCTATTCCGTTCGTTCTGGGCCGTCGCGGCGTGTCGGGCGTCATCGTTCACCGCGACACCTACGGCGCCAACAATCGCTTTCTGGCCAACGTCACCGTCTACAGCGGCGGCGGTCCCATCAACGCTTATGGCGACTTCCTGGTGGACGGGGCGACGGTCTCATTCACCGGCGAGGCCATGAACGGCTCACCCGCCGGTCGCCTGTATCGCCAGACCAAGTTGGGCGATCAGCCTGACACCGCGTTGACCTCGCCGACTGTCTCGCCAGCCGCATCGCTCAGTGATTGGGGAGCGTCGCATAAGCTGTCGGGCTACGCCTGTTCGATGATTACGTTGCAGCAGGACGGCGACTTCAAATACTGGCCTGCCGGCATCCCGAGGACGTTGCAGGAAATACAGGGGATCAAGTCGTGGGACCCCCGGCTGGATAGCACATGGCCGGGCGGGTCGGGCTCCTGTCGCCTCGCTACGCCGTCAACCTGGGTCTATTCGACGAACCCGATTATCAACGCTCTGAAGTGGGCGCTGGGCATCAAGCACAACGGCGTGCTTGTCGGCGGCATCGGATCTTCGGTGGACGGGATCGACGTGGCGGCGTTTATCGCGGCGGCCAACGTGGCGGACACCAATAGCTGGACGGTTTCGGCGGTCGCCTACTCTGACGCTCCGTCGGGCGACGACAAGTATCAGGTTCTTGAAGCACTGTTGCAGGCAGGCGGGGCGGTGCCCTCGCGCAAGGCCGGCAAGATCAGTTGCGTCTCGCGCGCGGCTAACCCGTCGTCGGTCGTCACCATCACGGCGGCGGATACGGCAGGGCCGTTTGACTTCCGCGCCGGCTCGCCTCGTGAAGGCCGGATCAACACCATCATCCCCCGGTGCGTTCAGGAAGCGCACGAATGGGAAATGGTCGATCTGGAGCCTGTCACCAGTGCCACCTACGTCACCGAAGACGGCGGGGCGACGCGCTCGCGGGGCGTGACGTATGCCTATGTGGCCAACGCCGACCAAGCCGCTCAGCTTGCAGCTTACGATATTGCAGACAGCCGCGAGGGCATCACCGGGACCATTACGCTGAAGCCCTACCTTCGCGACCTGGAGCCGGGCGACGCCTTCACGATTAACGAAGACGGGTTCGCGCTGGCGTCTCAGAAATGCCTCGTTCTCTCACGGTCCTATGACCCAGCGCGGGATGTGGTGACGGTGACGTTCCGCAGCGAAACGGCGGCAAAGCACGCATGGGCGCTGGGCAAGTCGGGCGTGGCGCCGTCCAGCCCCACGCTCGGGACGGTTGACCCCGCGACGGTCCCGACGCCCGATGTCGCGAACTGGTCTGTAACTGCCCCGACCAACAGCTCGCCGGTTCTGCTGTTGAGCGGAGCGGTTCCCACGTCCGTAAACGTCAGCAAAGTCATAGTCGAGTACCGCGAGGACGGTTCAACGGACTGGCGGACGTTTGGCGAGCTGGGGCCGTCCACCATCGGGGCGGAACTGGCCGGGCTTACGGCGAACACTGACTATGAGATTGCGGTCTCATACCGCAACACCTTCGGCGCGCTTGGTGATCGCCTTGTCCTGGCGCCGGAAACCACGGGCTACCTTGCCGGCGGAGACTTGGCCGATAGCAGTGTCAACTCACCGTCCGTCAATACGGGCGCCCTGACGCGCATCACCGCTGACCAATCCGTGGGAACGTCCGTCACGATTATCTCGGCGGGT